GTGCGTTGTTTATTTTGTTTTTAAGCAGCACCACATGGCCCGGATGACCCTATTTATGTGGTGGTGCAGAGGAGAAAGAACATAGAGAGAGGAAAACAATGAACAGACATGGGGTGAGTTGCCCCCCCCAATCACGAGCGATCATTAGCGAAGTCGCCCGGCACCTAAAGATCTCCCTGGCCAAACTTGCCAGTCACGGAAGTAAGAGTCGTGTTTCCGATGGTGATGATCAGAGACTGGTCCTGCTGGACATTGACAGACACGGCGGCACACATATCTGTGCCACCTGCTTCCACCTCCTTCAACTCGGTGTTGGTGCCTGTTCCTCCAACAGTCAAATTGCTGCCACTCAACCCAGTACCAACTGCATACAGCGCCATGACGCCAGCCCAAGGCTGTTGAAACGTCCAGGTGCTAACGGAGGTGGTTGTACCACTGCTTTGAACAGTAGCGGGGAGATTGCCAGATGAAGTGGCAAAGGGTGCAGCATTGGAGGAACCAGTGAAGGTACCATACTTCGAGGTCCCCAGCTGTGGGTTGTTTTGCTGGGGAGTCATGAAGCGGACTCGGGCCTCTATTAAGATACTCCCGATGTTTGAGGTGTCAGCCTGGCCTTGACGGCAGATGTTAATAGTACCTGTGTCATACATTTTAACATCTTGGTTGCTGGATAAAGACCCACTTCTAACGAAGTAGGTCTTCTGCTTCTCGAGGTCCTCACGGACCGCTTCGAAAACAGTACCAGCCCAGGGCTGAACGATCCTGGAGGATCGTGAATTGAATGCCTGCATGATGCTAACAGGAGCAGAATCAGATGCATCATAATCAACCATCAGGACGACATTTCCTGTAGACGTGGTTGCACATGAGGGCACATACTCGATGCGGAGCTGCTCGAACCTGTAAGATTCGAACAACTGTGCGTAACCGGACAGCCAAGGGAAGGTTCCAGGTTGCCCCGGATTTAAACTCAACTGCGAGACAGCGAACGCCACACTCCCTGAAAGGAGGCGAACGTACTCACAGGAGTAGCCTTCGGAGTCACCATTAGGCAGACTACGCATGTAAGGCATGCGTTTGGTAATCCGTGCTCCAACAGCAGAAGGGGCGGTTAGAGTAGTAGTGCCAAGTTGGACTTGAGGACGGGTATTAACAGGGTTAGGTGCACCTGTTTTTGGATTTGGATTCTTGTTTCCCGCACCCCGCCGTCTATTACGGCGTCTAGGTGCGCGCTGTGTGGTATTTTGAGAATTTGGGTTTGGATTGGACATTCCCTACTGGATCTCGAAAAACTCACGATCGTTGATCCACGTCCGTGTGTCCCGCGGTGCACACTCGAACGTACGACGGAGGTCGAAATCCCAGGAGGCCAAAACCTTCTCAATGTCTAGTTGCTCATCGAACGAGACACCAAAGGCCTTCTCAAAAGAGAGGCGTGCCTCAACCGTCACTTCTTCGGGGGAATGCTTACCCTCAAATAGGTAACGGCGATACTCTCCTGACGAGGTATCAAACAGTTTTTCTGCACCATGGGAGTTGCGCATTAAAGCGCAAGCGTACTCCTGCAGAATCGGAACACCTGCAGAGAGAGCAATCTCACACTCTGCAAGTCCAGCCAAAAATCCAAGCCGCTGCCAATGCGGAGCATGGACCCACCTAGTCCCAACCAAAGTGTGGGACAGAACCTTACGCCAGTCTCTAACAAAACGATAATGACCTGATACGAAAACAGGCCGTGACTGGCAGAAGACAACAGACTCGATATCACGAGCAATGTTCTCGATTTTGAGCTCATGACCACAAGATAAACAGTAGTCAGGGAGGTTGCGAAGAACCTCTGATAGATCCTCTTCTTCCACTATCAGAAGGCAATCATCACCATCATCCAACAAATCGAACGATGGGAGGTGTTGCACGCACCAACCAATAATCATCGACAACATAATAACGCAATTGCCTAGAGCTGTGTTCATGTCACCACTCATCCGCTTGCCTCGAGTAGTATACTTAAACCCTATCCGGGAATACACCTTATTAAACAGCTGCCAAGAAAGCAACTGCCTAAACCAGGGATCTGGATTGGAATGGAGGTAAACGGAATGCTCAATCTGAAGAAGCTCCAGGGAGCAATGTTGATCAAAGCGGGACATGTCTAAAGACAACACAACAGGACGACGGAAATGGGCCATCTTCCTAAGCAACAACGTGGCTCGCTGGACCTGATTAAGTCCTTTGGCAACGAGTCGGGTCTTACTCGTCTGAGGGAGACGAGGGTTGAGCCGATACAAATAAGGCTCAATGGGTTTTAAAAAAGAGGCTACTGCGACGCAATAACGGGGGTCGCGAAACTGTATAGCTCGAGGATCAGGATTAACCTTCTCCGGCAACATTTTCTCACACTTGACGAACATAGTGACGCGAGCATCGCGCTTGCTCACGCCGTTCGCCAATATATCATCACGAGCTTGATGATATCGCGCTCTCTTCGCTCCACCGTACTCATCGGCAAACTGGCCGAGAGGCTCTGAACAGGTACGGGGTAGCGTCCGCTTAAGGATCTCAGCACCCTTGCGAACGATTACTAGGCCTGCCGCAGTGGGAGCCGGAACTCGACCACACACGCGATTATGAATCGCAGCAAGCTGATTATGAAAGCAATCGAAATGGGCAAAAGGGTGCCACAATCCGGGAACGTTGGGCAAAGCGGCATAAGCCAACGTTCTCCGGTGTTGAAGGACCTCATCAAACTCAGGTGTCTCCTCTACTTTGCACCCAACATCAAGTGGCTTAAGCTTGATGTTATCAGCACAAAGCGCCTGAGTAACGACGAGGCCTCCCTACCTTTGGGGTAAAAAGCCACCCGAAGTGGCGCCAGAGGTCGCAAAAGCGTGCACATGGCGCAAGGACGGGATCTGGCGGCCAATATGGTTGACCACGTCGATCTCCACTTCGAGTAGATCACCTACCGCATACAGACACCTAAGTATCTGCGCGGTTTGGGCGACCTGGCCCCAATGGGGACGCTCTTTGTGGATCCAGCCATCCAACCTCATTTTCAACTCCCTGAGACGAGTCTGATCTCGAGTCGTCAGGAGAGTGAGGTTGAATGCAAAGGCAAGCATGTCACGATCAACACGCCATACCTTCGCTGCACGGTCCAGTGAACAGACAAAGCACCGCGTCTTAAGTGCTCTGTGAATCGGATCCCACTGACCGTTGAGATGCTTGTAAACGATCAGCAGGGTGGGGACAAAACATACGAACGCGAGTTGGAGGTCCCAATACCCGAGGTAAATAACCAAGGCAACCCCAAGGGGTATGGGGACAAACAGGACCCATAAACAAAACAGGGTCTTTAAAAAGGCGACTAAGTGGCGACCAAAATAATCCGCCCATCCCTTAGCTCCTTCACGCCAGCAAGTACATCCGGCGGGTGCAGCAATTCCTGGAGCGACCTGTGGTTCGGCTGGTTCAGCCTCCGCACGAGGAACCTCAAGGGCAGGGGGGGGTTGCACAACAACCACATCAGGTCCAACCTCCACGTTCAGACCCGGTCCAGGCGCCACGGCATCCCGCCGATATCTCCTGACCCGCCCTCCTTGAGGGACTCCAACGAACTGACGTACCCACTCCGGAGGTGCTTCAACTTCTCTCCAGGCAGCAGCGTTCATTGTGGGAAAACACAATCCGAC